TTGGAGATAAACTTACGGAGGTATATTTACGTGAAAATAATAGATAATTTTTTACCGAAACAAGTATGGGAATTGTTTTCAAGACCGGATATTTGGGATAGTAAACATCAAGCATTTTGGGAAATCGGAAAAAAACCAAAAAATTTGTTTAATCAGATTTCATATGAAATATGGAAAAAATATATTGAACAAACTAAAACATCAGCATATGGAATTGAAACATGGACCAATCAATCTATTGGACCAAATGAAAGTCCATTAGGGTGGCATACAGATAAAGACGAAGAATTATATGAAAGAACTGAAGAAATGGCACATCCAATTTATGGCGCTGTACTATATGGCCATACAGAAACTCCAAAAGGAGGACTATTGCAAATTGGAAGTGAAGATGGTGAAGAAGATGTATTTGTGGAACCAATTCCAAATAGATTAATATTATTTAATCCTAGTGTACGCCACAAAGTTTGTAGTTTACAGAGTGGATACAGAAGAACAATGGCCACAAATTTATGGAATAGAAAATTAGAAACTTGGAGGGGCGAATGGATTTTTTAAAAGATGTTACAAAGGGAATTGATAATACGAACTTATTATCGGATGGTGGAAACAGTAGTGAGTTTTCTGAAACAATTGATACTGGTTCCTATATTCTTAATGCTGCTCTTAGTGGATCCTTATATGGAGGCGTACCAAACAATAAAATTACTGCGTTCGCAGGAGAATCCGCAACAGGAAAAACTTTTTTTGTTCTGGGGGTTCTTAAACAATTCCTTAACGATAATCCTACAGGTGGCGTTATTTATTTTGATACTGAAGCTGCTGTAACTAAGTCGATGATGGAAACACGTGGTATTGACACAAAACGTGTAGTTATTTCTGAGCCTTCATCAATTGAAGAATTTCGTACGAATGCTACTCGCATATTGACAAACTATATCGATAGCGATGAAAAGCAACCAATGATGATGGTTCTAGATTCTCTTGGTATGCTATCTTCAGCTAAAGAATTAGAGGATGTGGAGTCAGGTAAGCAAGCACGTGACATGACAAAGTCTCAATTATTGCGTGGTACATTTCGTGTATTGTCTCTAAAGCTTGCTAAAGCTAATGTGCCATTACTAGTAACAAATCATGTATATGATGTAATTGGTGCTTATATTCCCACGAAAGAAATCAGCGGAGGCTCAGGATTAAAATATGCTGCATCTTCTATTGCTATGTTGGGAAAGAAAAAAGATAGAGACGGTAAAGACGTTGTAGGTAATATTATCAAAGTTACTATGCATAAGTCTCGGTTCACAAAAGAACAAAGTAAAATCGAAGTTAAGCTTTCTTTCGATAAAGGTTTAGACAGATATTATGGGCTGTTGGATCTAGCGGAGAAATATGAAATCATCAAAAAAGTGTCTACAAGGTATGAACTTCCTGATGGGCGTAAAGTATTTGGGAAGGCTATTAATGAAAACCCCAAGGAATATTTTACTGATGATATTATGCATCAACTAGAAATCGCCGCCAGCACAGAGTTTCTGTATGGCCAACCAGAGATTGTAGTGGAGGAAGAAGAACTTGACACAGTATAAAATGATACCGGATCACCCCAACACATATCATGAATCTCATATGGCTGTTGTAGTCGAAGATGGACCTCTCAAAGGGTTAGTATTTCAATATGATACAGTAAGTTTTGCTGAACAAGAAAATGAAGATGGATCACTAACACTATCATTCAATACTATAGAGCTAGAAAACAAAGAAAAAATTGATTTGTCTTTAGATACATCTAAGGATATAATGGGTGATATACTAATAGATATTTTAAAGAAAACTTTGGATGAGCAACCGGATGACAACAGAGAACCTGATACTTGAAAATTTAATATATGATGAAACATATGCTAGGAAAACATTACCTTATATAAAACCTGAATATTTTTCTGATGCAAATGAGAGGATTGTATTTGAGCAGGTTAGATCATATGTGAATAAGTACAATGGGCTTCCTACAAAGGAAGCTCTTATCATTGAGATTGACTCTCAGGATAACATAAGCGACAAACAGTATTCTGATGTAAAGCATCGGATATCTTTATTAGTGCAAGAAGAAAAGCCAAACACTCAATGGCTTTCTGACACTACAGAAAAGTGGTGTCAAGAAAAGGCTTTGTATAATGCTATCATGGACTCTATCGGAATTATTGATGGCAAGTCTGATAAAGATAAAGGTGCAATTCCGGAAATATTATCAGATGCATTATCTGTAAGTTTTGATCCGAATGTTGGTCATGACTTCTTAGAAAATGCTGAAGAAAGATATGAATTTTACCATAAGAAAGAAGAAAGAATACCATTTGACTTGGATTATCTTAACACAATTACTAAGGGTGGATTGCCCAAGAAAACGCTCAATATTGTTCTTGCTGGCACTGGCGTGGGTAAGTCTCTCTTTATGTGTCACTGCGCAGCTAATAACTTAATGAGTGGCAAAAACGTTCTCTATATCACTATGGAGATGGCAGAGGAAATGATATCTCAGAGGATTGATACTAACTTATTGAACGTGGATGTTGATAGTTTATTAGAACTTCCACGCCCTATGTACGAAAAAAAGATTGCTCGAGTAAAGAATAAAACTTCTGGCAAATTAATCGTCAAAGAATATCCTACAGCTTCTGCTCATGTGGGTCATTTCAGACACTTACTGAATGAACTAAAACTCAAAAAAGGTTTTATGCCTGATGTGATCTATATTGATTATCTTAATATCTGTTCATCATCACGTGTTAAAGCTGGAGGTTCAGTAAACTCATATACTCTTGTGAAAGCTATCGCAGAAGAAATGCGTGGATTGGCTGTAGAGTTTAATCTGCCTATTATATCAGCAACACAAACAACACGTAGTGGGTTCTCAAATAGTGATGTTGATCTAACTGACACATCTGAATCGTTTGGATTGCCTGCTACAGCTGATTTTATGATTGCTCTGATATCAACTGAAGAACTACAAGATCTAAATCAAATTATGATTAAACAATTGAAAAACAGATATGGAGATCCAAGTACAAATAAAAGGTTTGTTATTGGTGTTGATAGATCTAAAATGAAATTGTATGATGTAGAGGATAGCGCCCAACAAGGTATTGTAGATAGTGGTCCAGTATTCGATAAGAGCGAATACGACTCAAGATCTAGTGAAAATGACATGATGAAGTGGTCGACGAAAAAGTTTGGAAAGAGAGATTTTTCTGCAATTAATGTTTGACTTGTATTAAAAAATATATTATGTTAATTATAACATGGACACGTAGCTCAGCTGGATAGAGCAAGTGCCTTCTAAGCACTAGGTCGAGGGTTCGAATCCTTCCGTGTTCGCCAAACAAAATAATAAAAAAGTGCTTGACACCCATTATTATATGATATAGAGTGTACTTGTATCTAAGGAGATGTAAGCAATGCAAATTGATGTTTCAGGCGCTACTAAGAAAAGACATAATATTATACAAAAGTTTGTTGCACTTTGCGGAGAGCAACTTATGAGTAAGAGATTATGTAATAGTTTATTAATAGATGTTGAGTGCATTTATAACCTTCGAAATAAAGAAGGGCATTGCGGAACTGCTATGTATGAAGATACTGACTTTTATCCTAAAGAGTTTTCAATAACTATAGATACCTCTCTTTGTGATAAAGACCTATTTACAACTATTGCTCATGAGATGGTTCACATTATGCAATATGCAACTAACAAAATGCGACAGCTTTCTAGAGTTGAAGCATATAGATACAACGGTACACGGTATGCTTTGGATACCGACTATTGGGAACGTCCTTGGGAAATCGAGGCTTATGAAAAAGAGGAAGAGCTGGCCAAGAACGCTCTTTGGAATTTATTGGAGACAGATTATGGCTAATCACGTAAATAGTTACATTAGTGTTGATAGTGAGATGAATGAAAAGGCACAAGCTTGGTGGAATAAATTTTGCGAAGCATGGTCTTCTGAACATGAAGATGCACAAGAACATGCAATTAAAATGTTATATCCTGATGCTGAATACGAGCCCATGAGAGGATTTTATGTCGATCACATAGGAGCAAAGTGGATAACATATGAAGATTACGATTCGGATTTTATTAGCTTCACAACTGCTTGGAGTAGTCCGGAAACTATGTTCGATGAAATTGCATCAAAGCTTTATAGTTTTGATGGCGACATTAAAATCTCTATGGTGTATGAAGATGAGATGCCAAATTTTGTGGGATACAGAGCGTTCTATCGAGAAGAGTTTGATGAAGAGGAATTTCATGATGAAGACTATGGTGCAATAGTTGAAGGATTTAAAGATTATGAAACTATTGTAAATGATCAACCATCTGACTTAATTGATAAAGAAGATGTGGCATGGGATTTATATAACGAACAGATGGAACAATTTTGGGAAGATTGGTCAGAGAAATCTGGATCTTGGATCCAAGATTTTTACGAAAGTATGGATGCATTATAAATACAGTATACTCAACTTTGGAGAATATTGATGCTTTCTTTTAATGATCATAAATTCGGCAACCTAACAGAGAAATTAATAACCTTTGCTAATAAAGCATATCCTAAATTCGGAAACGTCATAATTATGGCGGGTGGTGCTGGATCTGGCAAAGGCTTTGTTAAAGACAAATTAGTAGGTGCCGAAGGGTTC